TCTTTGTTGTCCATTTTCTTTTGAGATACTCTCTTTCTCTTTCTTGTGACTTTTCTGGGCTTTCTCTTTTTTGGCTCTGGTTTAATGTTTGGATGTGNCTCCTGCATCNGTTGCATCTGTTCCATGAACCTGTATCCCCTCAATGAGATTGCCAAACTCTGGGCATACTCTCCTATGTCCTCTAACATTCCCAATTCTTTTCTCATCCTAATGACTGCTGAATATACACTTGCATCTGTCCTGCCATTCCTTTTCATAACCTCTGGGTATATGTCTTTTGTATTTGGATATCTTGAATGCCTTGCCTTGTATTTCTCAATCACTTTCAAAATATCAAACACATACAGTCTCAACTCCTCTGTCATGTTTCTTGGTTCTATGAATTGTGTCATAAAAAATATATTAAAAAATTAAATCCTTTTGTAATTTTCATTCTCTGAAATATTAAATGTGTACTTTCTTGAATATTGGTTTCTGGCATACAACCTGCAACACCTTGAACATGCTAATCTGTAATTCTTGCTCATCCTATACACCACCAATCCACAATTGGGACATTCATATCTGTATCTCTTGGGAGGTAATTTTACAATCTCACTTGTTCTTGATAATGGGTTGCAACCTAACTCTCTGCACTTTGCCCTGAATACATTGTCATGCTTGTGACCTCTGGTGAGTGAATGTGCTATCTCATGGAGTAAAATATCCCTGACTAACCACTCCTTGTTATACTCAACAACCTCTATTGAAATGTGTATCTTGTTTTTTCTGGGACTGTAATACCCCAATCGTGAGTATCCATGACAAAACTCAAAACCACAATCTGGGTTGTGGGTCTGTAATAATTCACCTGCTAATTTTCTTGCTTGTGATAGTTTCATTTCTTGCACAATTTCAAATTAACACATTACATTATACACCCTCTGTTTACATTGTGTCAACTATACCCTCTCCAATATCATCCTCAAACTTTGATTTGTAGTGCTCTGTGATTTTAGTGTACTCTTTCTGATAGTAATCAACAAACTCCTCTTTGGATGGAGGTCTTTTCAACTCCTGCTCACATAGTCTGTACAATACATCTCTGAACCTTTTGGAGGGTGATTTGTAATTTGAGATGGCATCATTCTCTGGGAGGTTTTTGAGGATTGTGTTCATATCAAAATCCACAACATTTCCAACAATACTGTCTGTCAAAACAATAATGGCAACACATCCTCTGTATGCATCAATCTCTCCAATCTCTTTGCTTGATAATTCCAACAGGGAGTCCAATCTGAAACTGACACTGTTGTCTGCTCTCCTGTTGTAGTTTTTCATTTCTGTTTGAATAGTTTTCATTTTCTTTTTGTCCAATATTTTTTTGGCATATTAACAATTGGGTTGTGTTCCTTTGCCATTTTTTTGAGGGTTTCACTCCTTTTTTTCTGAATCTCTGGGTCTTTGTTATTTTTCTCACATGTCAATATATATCTTTCAATTGACTGCTCTCTGTGAACCTTTCTGCCTGAATGCCCTTTTCTAAAATTATGGGTATGTGGTTGCAGATTCTTGTATGTTCCATTTGCCATTATATGGTCATGCCTAACCTGTTGCAATCTCCCACACTCCAATGGCTGTTTAATATTGTACCCAAAATATTCTTTGTATTCCCACACTGATATGTGATGTTTCCTGATGATATGTGCTGTCATACTTTCAAACTTTTTCCCACATATCTCACATATAACATACTCATAGGTTATCATGTCTTTGTAATGTGGCTCAATAGGGAGGTTCATTTCTTTCCAAAAAAGGAATTAACAATTAAAACAAGCAAAACAATACCAATACCAACAAGTACCACACCAAGCAATTCTCTTGTGTACATAATGAATGACACAATTGCAACTGCCACAATTATGGTAAACAACATTCTCAAAATAAAATCTTTCATATGGGTTTTGAAAAAATTAAAATATAAATATTTTGTCACAGTGTTCTCCACAATCCATGCACAATCCATCACTATCAATTGGGGTATTGCAACAAAGTGAAACCTCGTCTGGTGTACCAAGTATCTGAATCACAACCTCAAACTCATCCTGTGTGAACACTTTTTCTCTGTCATTGACTAATGCATGTATGTCTCTCTCTTGGACTCTGCATGAGTTGACTATTTTCCAAAACCTAGTCCAATTTTCCTGATTCAATTCCATTTGCTTTCCTATAATCTCAAACTCCCTCACTGGGATGTGTATCTTTCTTGATAACCAAATCATGTCATTGTGCAACATGTCATCTATATTATATGAACTTTGAAAACCATTTTTGTTTAACTGTATCATTTTTCTTTTGTTTTTTTTGAAATAATATATTTTGACCCAAACTGTTCTTGAAATCTCTTGATGATTTCTTGTTTCTTTTTTTCTGAAAGTTTCTTGTCTGTCTTTTGACTTGCCTCAATCCTCTCTTTGGATGCCTTTGCCTGTCCATAGAAATTGATTGAGTCTATGGGCTTTCTGGTCACCTTTGTGGTTTTGATACCATTGATATATGTGCTCTCCTCTTTCATTATTTTGCCTCCCTACTAATTGATTTGTACCATGTATCAATTTTGTCTGATATTTCCTGCTCACCCTCAACTGCAAATCCTTTGACCTTTCCATTCCTACCTGTTTTGACATTGAATGAAAATAGTTTTGGGGCATCATACAAAAATCTGCCAATACCAAACTGAACTGCACATCTTTTGAGGGCATCTGACACTGCATCTTTGAGAACCTCACTATCATTGACCCCTTTGGACATTTTCAACTCTTGTGGATACCCTACATCCTCTCTAGTGACCCATTTATCATCCATCTTGCATTGCAATTCTCCATGCACTGCAAACTCATGACCACAAACCTCACTCCATGTGAACTGCCATCCATCCACTCCAAACTTTGTATCCAACTCCTCTTGGCATGTTCTGGCATCTATATACACCAATGCCATTGCCCATGCACCTTTACTTGTCACACCTGAACCTCCTACTCTAAAACTGATTCTGTCTCTGTTTATCATTTATCCCACAATTAAAAATTAACTAATTGCATTATACTATGTCAACTAATATATTGCAATAACAAAAAGAGAGGGATATTTCACCCTCTCTGTTTTCACTACCAATGCATTATGTCTATAAACTGTTGTGACATATTCTGTACAACCATTCTGCACATACCATTGTTGACAGATATCACTCTCCAATTATCTCCATTGTTTGCATCCACAAATCTGCTACCAACTTTTGCATTCTTTGGGTCAAACCACTTTGAGAATGTCTTGTCTGTGTAATAAAATGGATTCTCCTTTGTATAATCTGATATATCAACAGTCCTGACATGCATCAAATCCTCATATGTCAATGTATCCTTTGGGGATATCAATGGCATCTTTCCATAGTTTCTCATTTTTCTCACAATTAAAAAATTAAATATTGGGGAGGGATTTTCACCCCCCCTGATTTTACTCATTATCCTCTTTTTCCAATCCCTTTGCCTCTGCCAATGATATTTCAAAACCACCTGCCTCTTTAATGTCTGAAATATATGTATCTCCATATTCCCAATCTCCATATGTACATGGACTCTTGACTGCACAAAACCATCTTGCATATGAGTTGGTTGCCTCACCTTTTGGTGACTGGTACTTTTTGAGTACCCTCCACTCCCAATTTGGCAAATACAATGCCCTGTATATATGATATGGATTCTCCACATCTCTTTGTTTTCCACAGGCATTTTTGTTTGATAACTCTTTCATTTTTCTCACAATTAAAAGTAAAATATTGGGAGGACTTTCACCTCCCTGCTGTTAGACCTCCTCTACACATGATTGAGGGCTGTTTATAATGGCATCAACCATTATTTGTTTAACTGCCTTTCCAATCCTGTCATTCAATCTCTCAATTTGGGCAAATCCTAAATCAGAAATATCAACTCCATACTCATCACACAAATCAAACATCAGATTTTTTGTGTGGTCATACACCAACCCATGAATCATTTTGTCTGCATGATTCTTTTTCTCTTTGTTTCTCATTCTTTCACAAATTAAAAAATTAAATCAAAAACACATGGATGATGTTCTGTTTGAATCAACCATCCATCTATCTTTGAAAAGGATTGGGTTGGGCTCTCACCAACAAGACCAATTGAGTTTTACAGGTTAGTAATCGCATCTCCATCACCTGTTGTCCAAATAGGATGTATGATAATGCAAGTCACACACATCCAAGATATACTCCTGTGATTTCACTCACCAAAGTATTCAACTAATCAACCATCAACAAATCCATATATATTCCCATATAGTGATATCAACTCTGCTGATGTGCAATATTTTCTGCCACCAATCCATACTTTTTCTATTGTTCATGTGCTATCAATTAACTAACTACATTATACACCATGCATTACACTGTGTCAACTGTCTCTCCTGTTATAGGTTTGACACCTTTGAAATCCTCTATGAACTCAAATACGACTCTTTCCATTTTTGGTTTCCTGAACTGGGCAATATTTTGCTTGTTGTTCAACCATGCATAAATGGTCTGTCTGCTGACTCCCATGAACTCCATCATCTCCTGTTTTGTGAATCCCTTGATTGCCATTACAATCCTGACTAATTCTGCATCTGACATTGCATATCCCATATTTCTATATATTAAAAATTATATTATAGGTTTTTTTCAAACTCCTTTATCACCTGATTGGACACCTCATCTGACAGATTTGAATACACATGCATCTCAATCTGTTGGAGTAGTCTTTTGACCAACTCTTTCTCTTGTTGTCCCACCTTTCCCTTTTTCTCAATCAGTAAATACAATTCATTTCTGAATCTGGCGTACACAATACTGCCTGCCCCCAAATTAACTGAATGACCCTGCCTACTGTTGTGGACTGCCTGTAAACTCAACATCTTGTCAATCCTCTTGGCTGTGGATAATATCCCACCCCTACCAATCACCCTGTCCAAGTACCCTGTCTGAAAGTTTCCTAATGCTGTGAAATTGTTTGCCATTATTTTTTTCCCTCACAAGTTATATGCAACATTATACTGTGTCAATCAGTATGTGTCAATCTATATGTCAAAATCTTGATATGACTTTCCCCCTGTCATTGCATGGTTCATCTCTTTGACTATCTGTGCACCTCTTGAAATTATATCCACTCTCTCCTCTCTCATAACACCCACAATGTCATTGATATCTGTGAGACTGTTTTGACTTGCAATATCATCCTTGACCAAACAAAACATTTCCCACACACTCATTGGTCTTTTCAATCCCCCTCTTTTGACTAATCTCTTTCTAATGCCATAATCATTGGTCAGTATATTGTTTTTGTACAAATACTGCATATTCTCTAAATCTAACAACCCAACATCTGTATATATTCTGTCTGCCATTTTCATTCTTTCACAAATTATTTACTTGGCAATTTCCCCTCATTTGCCACCCACAATTTGATATTCTGATACAAAGTCCCCCATGATTGTGGTGAATATCCTTTTGATATTTTCTTGTCATGGTACTCTGCCAAAAACATTTTGATATTTGTCCATGTATTATCATCCATGAACTCCCTGCCATTCTTTACATCCCCTTTACTGTTTCTCTTTGTAAATATATTCAAACTATTGTTTGCCACCTTTCTTGCTTTCCCATCCTCTGGGAGTTTAACAACCAAATACTTGTTCATTCCCTTGATAAATCTGTTGACATCTGGGTTTCCATATTCTCCTGTACTCCCCTTGTCTTTCTCTTTATGAGAAATCTCTGACTTTTGGGACTTGTCCCCTGTATATTTATATACAGTTTGTGTATCTCTCTTGTGTATCTCTCTTTTGGGAGGTAATTTTTGCCTCCCCCCCCTCCCCTTTTTTGCCTCCCCCCCCTCTCCAATGTGACCATCCCCCTTGTTGATATCAATATTTCCCAACCTAATTGTTCTCCATGTGCCTTTCTTTCCATTCTTGCTGTGTTTTGTTTCAACTTGAATGTATCCTGCATCTTGTAATCTATTCAAACCATTTCTCACTGACCTCTCTGACATTGCCAACACCTCAATGAAATGACTGTTGGTTGCATAACACCTGCCATCCTTTCTGGTGAGGGATGATAATTCACCATACAGGATTTTGTCTCCTGCTGTGATGTGTGGGTCTGACAACACATAATGTGGTATCACCACCCAAAAACTCTCTGACTCTGACATATATTTGGGGATTCACAAATTAAATAACAAAATAGGATGGACATCTCCTGTGATATGAAAAACATACCTTTGGAGGAGTGTTGAGAGTATCCATCCCATCCTGTCATCTAATCCTTGCCTGTTTCCCCTCTCCCCATTAAAATATACCCTCTGATATTTGGGATGTCAAGCACTCAAATCATTGATAATTTTCTCAATTTGTTTATACAATACCAACCTATATTTCCCCACTCTGATTGAAAATATTTTCTTTGGTATTTCTGTAATTTTTTTCATTTCAACACCCTACTAATCGTATCTGGTGATGTTATTCCAAGTCATTATCCACTTTTTCCAACTTTCATTCTGCTGACCTTGTCCAATCCTGCTAGTACACTACCAACCAATGCAACCATAATTGCATATGCTGTATTGACCCAAAATTGTTTTTCTAACAAACAGGACAAATTGTTTGGGTTTGCCTCTAACTGTACAAGTGTCATGGATAATATAATTGGCACAACTACACTCTTGAATGTATTGTAAATCCTCCACTTGAATGACTCCAACTGTTCTGGTGTCATGAATCGTGGTTTTTCATTCTTGATTTCCATTCTCTATTACTCCCTAAAATTATTTGTTAAAAATACCATATAGTATCATAGTCAACAACAAAACTCCCAACCCAACTGCAAAAAACAAATCCCAATAGGGACTGACTGTTGATGGTGTCACTATTTCGTTCCAAATAGTTTATGCAACATATCTGCTAATCTGTTTATCCAATCATCTCTGCCCTCTTTCAACTCATCCAACTCTTTTTTCGTTTCATTATACTGATTTTCAATCGTGTTTTTCTCAATTGTCATATTATCCAATTTTTTCTTGAACTCATTTCTCTCCACTTTGACCAACTCCAATGACTCACTCACCCCCAAAACATCTGCCTGTGCATTCTCTAGTGCCCCCTCACATTCACTCAATTGCCCTTTGAGTGTTTCTATCTGTTTTTGATATTCACTCTCCTCTGAGGGCGACTGGGGACTCTCTGGGACATCTGTATCAATTTTGAACTTTCCCACATCTGCCATCCAACCTGTACCTCCCCCTGCAAACTTTACATCCCACCATGTGTATGAGTCATCCTCTCCTAATCCAAACTGTTCGTTTTGACTTGTCCTGCTACCATCAATGATGGTTGCCCTATCTCCAACAATTGTCTGCTCTAAAATCTTGAACTTGTCTCCTGCACCCTTTCTGACATTTTGAATACCTGTGAATACAACTTTGTCTCCCACTTTGAAACTAGCAACTGGCACATTGTCATTTATCAACCATCCTGTGGGATTGACTGTCCCACCTGATGCATTGACTAATGCAACATGCAGATGGTCTCCAAATGAATATCCTGTGTTGCCTGTTCTGTATATCTGTTGTCCAACTGAAACTCTTTTCCCTTTAGTGACCACTTTGTCATTGACCTGTCCATGATACATTTTCATTGTCATACCATTGTCATACTTGACCCATACCACCAATGTGTTTGTGTATGTTTTGCCACCTGATACATAGGATGTATCCACTCTTGACACAGTACCACTACCCAATTTGTTGGGAGAATATATTGGCTGTCTGACAACCCCTCTTGATAAATCCAATGCCTTGTGAGTTATCTTGTACCCCTGTGTTATTCTCACATCACTTTTCTTGAACAATGATGAGTAGTAGTATGTTGTCATTTTTCCTATGTTCTAAAATTATGTTGGTATAACCATATCATAACTGATATTTGCCATTTGCAAATACATATTGTACTGATTCCCACTTTCACCAACCCTTGTGAGTCTTGCTATCCATTTTGTATCAGATGATGTTGTTGGCAGATTTGTTGTGTGTGTTGCTTTCAAAACACCATCAATATAGAACTCTATTTTTTCACCTGATGTCATCTTGCAATCCAAATCATGCCCTATCCATGCATTCCCTGTTGATGCAAATACAATCCCTGTATCTGTTGCTGTTCTTGTTGTTCCATTGCAATTCTGTGCATATATTTTTCCGTCATCTGTATTCATTCTAAATCCCATGTATGACCCTGTATCTGTGATGTCACTTGAACCAAAATTGAGGTCAAATGTGCAATGTGTTGCCCAACCATACCCCTGTGTTGCTAATGTAATTCCCCATACTGGGTTGCAATTCCACAGGTTTCTCCCTGTCATCCTGTTTGTTGGTTTCAATTCTACATATGAACCATTTGTTGTTGAGATTTGCAATTCAACCCCTGCATTTTTGTGTGTGAGTGCCAAACTCCCTGAACCACTCACAGTTTTGTAGTACACATTATTGTCCCCCATATCCTCAAATGTATATGCCTCATATATCCTGTCTACTACTGTCCCACCTGCATTGTCATCAACATATTTCTTGGTTGATGGTTCGTAGTCTGCATCTGGTGTAAACTCTGTTGTGTTGTTTAATAGTAAAACATTGCTTGATATGTCACTAGGTATTACATTTGTACTGTCTGTCAATTCTGAAACATCACTAGGTATCACATCCGTTGTATCTGTCAATTCTGATACATCCTCTGGTATCACATCTGTACTATCTGTCAATTCTGACACATCCTTTGGTATTACATTTGTACTGTCTGCTAATTCTGACACATCACTGGGTATCACCCCTGTGGTGTCTGTCAATTCTGACATATCACTGGGTACATCCACATCTGGTATGAGATTGCTTTTTGCAATCTGATTGTCTGTGTATGTTCCATTTTCATTTCTCACAACATACAGTAAATCATCATTTTGGGGAGTTGTGATTTTTGTCAACTCTTGCAACTTGCTGTCTGCCATAACTATGTTCTCCTAAAATTAAAATGCATTCTCTCGTTGTTCTGTTTTAACAGATACCTCCCATTTTGCAACATCAAATAATCCAATGCCTCATACTCTGCTGTCTCAACCAATCCAATGGTTGATGCATAACTCCTACCCATATGATATTTTGCTATTTTCCTTTTGAGTGTTCTCCTGTTGACCTTTTTGCCTGTTGTTTTGATATTCTTTCCCTGATATGCACTCCTCGTCTGTTTTAATGGTCTTTGGGCTTTTGCCATGTTGTAAATGCTAAAATTATTCTATCACCTCAAACTCTGGTGTGGTGAATGTATATTCAATAGTCCTAATTGGATTCACTTGATAGACAATATCCTCCATGTAAATATATTTCCCCTCTGGGAGTGTCTCTGGGATTGAAACACTGGAGATATATGTATCATAACATCCCATCTCAAAATCACTGGTGTTTTCTGGTACTGAGAATATAACCCCATCAACAAACTTTCCATATATATCCTCTACAAAACCTCTGTTCTTGCATATTCTAAAATGAATAGAGAGTGCCTCTCCCCTTTTGTACACTGTTTTGTCCAACTGATAATTGCCCTCCATTGGTGTCAATATATTATATTCCCCAAACAACCAATATATCCATATTCCAAAGAGGATTAAAACACCAAATAGAACAATATTGAGTGCCCACTCTGTCACTTTCCAATTATATAACTTTCTCATAATATTCATTTTACAATATTTCTAAATTATTTCAAAACCAACATCAAAATTGCACCAATAACTGCACTCAAAACTATCCAAACAATTTTTGACAGATTCCCCTCCACTTTTGAAATCCTCTCTGCCAAGTGACAAACATTTTCTTTTGAACATTTCCCCTGCTCTAATTTTGCAATGTCCTTGATAGAGTTTGTCAACATCATTTTGCATTCTGTTATATCTTTGGTAATCTGTTTTGCTGTTTCTATGTCCATTTGTTTTCATGCATACATTATTTAGTCATTATATCATTCCCCATTCTTGGGTCTCCACTTTTGATGACCTCTTTGAGAGTCTGCCTGTCAGTGTCATTCAAATCACCTCCCTGTTCACTGTCCAACTCCACTATCAATTTGAAATCTGTATTGATATGCCACTTGTATTTTCTGCCATTGATGGTCATATTCCCAATGAACTTTTCACTATCTTTTGTTGCTTGTAGTTTGTTTTCCATTATGTTTTGATTATATAATTAAATGTAATATATGGTTGCAAGTTTGTATGACTTGAACTTGCATTTTGTGTTGCATTATTTGAGATTGAAATGGATGATGTTTGGTTGTTTGCCACCTTGCTGTGGATTGCATTTGTATCTGTCCCATAATAGGAATCTCCTGCCTCATTTCTCCTGAGTAATGCCCAACCACTTGTGCCACTTTCCCCTGTCAATCCTGAAAAATATTTGTAATATGCACCATGATAGTGACTATCCTGTGTATGGTCATGTGCTGTGTTTGAATGTGAATGTGCTGGGAGTCCTGATTGTGCTGATGTGAGGGTCACATTCTTTGCACCACCTGTCTCTCCTAATGCATCAAAACTGGTATCCCCACTGTCAAAACCAACCCCAACCTTTCCTTTTCTGTTTGGCACATTGAAAGTTGTTGAACCATCCCCACTGCCATATGTTGTTCCAACAACATCAAATAAATCTGCATAATCTGTTCTGCTGACTGCACTCCCATTACAAAGCAAATACCCATTTGGGGCACTGCTACCTGCAAACTCCAATATGGTTGCAACTGGCAACCACCTTGCACCATCAACTTGCAAACTACCCCCCACATCACTGTCATACCTTTTTTTGATAGCAACCCCACCATTGGTTATATCCAAAACTGGTGTACCAACAGATAAAATTGCCTCCACTATGGTATTGGTCAATTTGTCATATGTCCTCACCTCTATGTTATAGGATTTCTCTGCATCAAAACCATTCACTCCCAAATCTCCCTCAATATAATCCTCATATGAAAGGTCTCCATCTGTATCTGTGAGAGTGACTGCTGTCCAAGTCTGTGCACCCCATGATTCTGTTGTCTCTTTATATCTCCAATGTGCTGTGATTGTGTTTTGTACTCCTGATGTACCACCACCAAAATACTCATTGAAATATGAACCACTCACTATCAATTTGGTTTTTGTATCAACCCCATTGTCCCTCTCAAACCTCAAACCCCATAGTGACACCATGCTATAATCTGCAACATAGGTAAATGACTGATTGGCTGTTGTTGTCAAACCTCTTGAATCGTATGCTGTGACTGATGTTGTACCACTTGATGCATTATCTATATCCAAATTGACTGTACTACTACCACTGTAATTCTCCTCTTTATATGACAAACCTGATACATATCTATATTTCACTGCTGTTGCATAATTGAGTGCCACCATTTTGTTTGCTGTGGTCACCACTGCCCTTGCTTTTGAATGTCCTTTGATGAGTTTTGATGAGTCTCCCAACAGGGTTGCTGTTGAACTGGATACAAGGGTGTTTGAATACTTGTCCACATTGTCCACAGTCTTGTCCACATTTTCTACTGTGTATGTGGTGAATGTTGGTTTATTGATTGTCTGATTTATATATATTGTTCCTGTGACATCATGATAATCCCCAATCTGACTACTGTATCCACTATCTGAATATGTGTATGCCCTGAGTATTGCTGTCCTGTTTGTATTGTTGGGCATGGCATTGTACATGATATTGTTTTGTGTACTGCCCAATGTGATTGTGCCACTTGTTCCTGTGCCCCTGTTTGATGATATGACTTGGTCATAACTGCTACCATTCCAAACATACAAAACTAATTTGACATACAAAGCACCATCATTTGACAGTGTATATGAGAGATTGTTTCCTATTGTATGGGATAGGGTACTTGTGATTGTTGCTCGTCTTGGGATGGTGTTTAATGTGACAGTCTGTCCAAAGTTGTATGTTTCCATATTGGTGTGTGTGTCTCCTGACCAACCCAACCAACATGTTTTTGACCCATCTGTGTTGTGATTAACCCTTGTTGTGATTTGCCTGATAAAAACATTGCCTGATTGATTTCTAGTATCAAATGGTGTGTATGTGTATGATGTTGTCCCATTGATATTTCCTGTATTCCAATGGGCTGATGCACCACCCTCATTGAGGTTATATGCATAATATGTACTACTCAACAACCAAAAATATAGAGTCAATGTCACATCACTATAATTCCCTGCAACATCTTGAGTTGCACTCCAATACAATTTTGGTTTTCTATTTGTTGATGGTACTCCTGTGAAACTCCCATCAAAATTGCCTGATAATGACATATTGTATTTTTCAAATGTTAGTTATTAACTGTTATCATACATCCTGTGCTTGTTGCTATGAATCTGGTTGCCTTGTTGGTGTTCTCATATCTCTGAATTGTCAACTCGTCTTGTGCTATCAGTTGTGTAATCAAACCCTCATCTTTACTAAAAAGGGCGATATTTCTGTCTGTTCCTGAACTGGTGTCATAAATACCCAACCTCGTATTGTCCAATACTGCTTTGAATGGGTCTGTCAAACTTGCGATTGAGAAACCATCCTTGTCAAACCTGTAATTGTTCCCATACACCTCATTTGGGCTCTGAACCCAACCATTGATGTCCCCTAACAAACAAACCATATCAGACAAAATTGCATAACTACTAACCCCACTGTCCACATTGGATATCTTGATTGTGGTCACTGTCTCTTTTGCCTCAAATGAATACTTGAATATTGCCCATGTCTCATCCACATAGTCATCAATTGTCACTGAGACTGTATCCACAACCCCTGTGATGTCCATATCCAAGTCATTGAGTTTTTTGAACCTGCAATAAAAAGTGTATGACCCTCCAACAATTGTTGAAATGTTTTGCACAATATACTGCTCATCAATTTGAATACCTGAACCACTCTCTGTGTTTTCTATTACATTGGTTGTCTGAATCACTGTTGCATCATTGTCAACATCAACCAAATTGCCATCCACATCAAACACCTGCCATTCCTCAACTGTTCCTTTGAGTCCTGTTGAGTTGACCAATAGGTTTGAACCTCCACTCTCTGAAACTGTCAAATCTAACCCACCAACTGTCAATTCCAAGTCTGTCAATTGGCTTTGGACACTGTCTAACTCCTCATTGTTGTCCTCTGCTAACTGCATGGCATTTGAACCTGTGGTCTGGGTTGCCTCAACTGATAGGTTGATTTGGTCTGCTGTCAATGTTATCTGTGAATCTGTCTCCTCTTTGGTGTAGTAATTGGTCAAATCATCCTCTGTGAGTCCTGTGGGTTGCCATACACTGCCATCCCATATGTATATGACATTGTCATCTGTGTCCAACCATAGGTCATTAACCTCTGGGTCATCTGGGGCTGTTGGTTGGGTTGGTACTGTTGCAACAGTTTCCATTTGACTGTTCAATATCTCTATCTCACCCTCTTGCTTGTTGACAATAATTTCTGTGTTCTTGATAGTCTGTCCAATGATTCCTGCATAATCGTATGGTGTGGTTGTATGTTCTGGGACATCTGCCCACAACCTCTCATTCAAACCTCCTGACATATTCAATTCTATATTCATGACAACTACCTCAAACTCATTGAGTGCCAAGTCCTGCATCTTGATTCTGTCCCCAACCTCAAAGTATGCTAATCCCATTGTTTCTGCCTCAAATGGATAGTACATCAAACCATTCAATTGAGAGAATAGTGGAGTCACATATGTTTCTCTGTTCCCATCCATGATGTCATTGTTGATGATTTTCAATTCATTGAGTCCATAGGTTTCAATGCTTGTACTGTCTTGGTCAACAATATTGTCCTCTTGGGGCATTCTACTCAATACAACACTATTCAATTCCCCATAGACTGGCTCTAATTTGAGAGACATCATGTGGTCTACTGTTAAAGTGTCCGATACTGTGTCCGATATGTTTCTAATGACTAACTCATCATCTGTGTCAAAGTATATAATTGAACCACTTGCCTCTGCCACCTGATTGAGAACATCCCTATATGACATCTGTGGTTCTGTAAACAAATCACTGGTAATTGATATGCTATCATTTACAAATGATGTTGTTGCTAATGTCCATCCCAACTCTGTGCAAATTGCTTGAACCAACTCCAATACTGTCACTGGGTATGTTGGAGTAATTTCAAATCTTTGCATTGCATCATACATCTTGTCATACATCTTGATACTACTGACACCACTACCAACATTCTGTTCAACCTCAACCACTTTGAATGTTCCATAATCAATATATTCAACACTGGTATCTGGTAAAACAACCCCTATTCCCAAATTGACATCTGTGTCCAAAAAAGTATATGTTCCAAAATGTGTTGCATTTGCCTCCCTCATCACTGTTGTGCACAACCCTCCCTCTGCAATAATATCCAATGACTGCAAATCATCCGATTCTGTGAGTTGTGTTATCCCCTGTTTGAGATATGCCCTGAGTTGTCTGCCCTCTGATTTGATGGCTGTTTTGAAATCAGTGCTGACTCCTATCATAATTTGTTGAATGCAATCAAATTAACTGTTAACTGTTTGTATAATTCTGTGTCTAAATCTCTAATACCAATTTTCATTTCCCCTCTGTAAAATGTCCCACTCCTGTATGTGTCTGACTCCTCATCCCACCAATATACTGTGAATGAATGTCCATTGAGTAATGTCATAACTGTACTCATTTCTGCCTTTGTCATTTGTCTGAACTTGATATATATCTTGGGGACTGTTCCAATGAATGTTGCTTTGAGATTTCCTGCCATATTTCTTTCACCATCACTCCACAACTCCTCATATCCCACCTCAAAACTTGTCATATAGGGAGTCAAATCTGTTGTCCCAATTTTGCACAGGTATGTCAATTCTGCCATTTTGTTATATTCTCAAAAAATTATTTTGTGTTCTATATGATTTGTCATTTATATAGTCAATTAACTTGTCATATATTTTGTCCTCTCCTATTTTAACAGTCAGATTCATGTTGCCACCACCTGCATTGATTTTCCCTGCTAACTCCTCAATCCATCCTGTATTTCTATCTAATGGCATGACCACCTCTCTCCCTGCCTCTCCAATCATAGCAATTGTTTGGCTTTCTACAACACCACCTTGTTCTAGTTTCTGCATCTGTGGGATGTGAAAACCTTTCCCTCCAATAGCACCACCAACCCAATCTGGTATCTTGATTCTGTTGATACCCCTAATGAATGTATTGATTCCTGAAATGATGACATTCATTGGAGTCTTGAATATAGCAACCAATTGTTGAAATATTCCTGCAAATACCTGAATGACTCCCTGCCATGCTTTTTTCCAATCCCCTTTGAACACTCCTGACACAAACTTGACCATCCCTTTGAATATATTTTTGAAACCCTCTATATACAAACTGATTCTTGATTTGATTTCACTGAACACATCAATGGCAATCCTTTTGATATTCCCAAAAATGTTTTTCCAAAACTTGAATGCACCTCCCAATATGTTTGTGATTCCTGCCCATGCCTTTGAAAAATTGCCTGTGAATATACCTGTGAAAAACTGTATCAACCCTTTGAAATACTGTTTGATTCCATCAACTGCATCTCCCCACTTTGAAAACCAATCCCTGACTTTGAGTATAACCTCTGACAACCAATCAACCATTGCCTCAAAACCTATTGACCATCTAATCACCAAAAACTCAACATATGCAATCAAACCTGTGAATGCATTGATAACAATTCCTATTGCCCCAACTATAATCACACCCAACACCTCTGCCAACACCTCTAAAATTGGCATGATAGGGGAGTTTTTGATTGTATTGCCCAACATTTTCACCTGTGCAATCAAACCATCCCATGCTGGTTTCACCCATTTATTCCATAATTCAACCATTGGGGCAAACATCTCTTTGAGTTTATCAATCACTGGTTGCATCTTGTCTTTTACACTTTGAGAAAACCTCCCAATTGCCTCATCAATACCTGCCAATAATCCCTCTGTCTCTTGTGGGTCTGGCAACATAGTACCTCCAACATTCCCACCTCCCCCTGCCTCCTGTTCTTTGAGTACATTCATTTCATCAAAACTTGCCAAATCCTGCTGTGCTTTTTTCAATTCCTTTGCACTGCCTGTGGCATCATCCATTTCCTCTGTGACACCACTCAATGACTTTGCCTGTTTGCCTCCTGCCTTTGCACTCTTGACTTGAAAGTTTGCAACCTTTTCAAAATACCCACCTATCTTGGGCAATTGCATCAGTAATTTTCCAATTGATTGAACCAACCACTGCAATGTTCCTGCAATTTTTGTTGCCCATGCCCTGATTGTCTCTGTATTATCAATCAAAAAGTTTCTGACACTTGCTACAAACTCCAACACACCTCCTGTTATTGATGCCCACATTGGTTCTAATGCACTGCCCAACTCCTCAAAAATTGAACTCATTGCATCCTTGATTGAACCCAACATCTTTCCTGCTGTGGTATATGCATCTGAGTATGAACCCCATGCCTTTTTCCCCTCCCTCATAACAAGATTCATTCTGGCTTGTGCCAACTCAACTGCTGTCATGTCCTCTCTTGATTTATTTAGTGTCCTGCCATACATCTTGTATTCTGCACCCAAGTCTCCAATTGCAATCATGCCCTTTACACTGGAGGTGACACCACTATCAATAAACTCTGTGACCTTTGCAATTGCCTCTGATGATGACAACCCTGCACTTGCACCCAAGTCTTTCATGACCAATACCAATGCATTCAAACCTTTTGTCAATTCTCCTGTTCTGGCATCCACAACCTCCATCCCTTTTGACATCTCCCACAATCCTGACCTTGTCAATGAACTGATAACTCGTTCTGCCTTGATTCCATAGGTATTTGCCTCTGCTAATGACTTTCTCAAATCATTTATTTCTCCAACACTAATTCCCACATTCCTTGCCAATGTATTTGTTGCAACCCTCATTCTGGTCAATTGAGTACCTGCCATCATGACCTGTTTGCCCACATTGAACATCATATTGCCCAATTTTCCTATTGTTTTGAGTAGTATCTGAGAGAAAATATTTGCTTTGAATACCCCTCCTGTAAAACTCCCACTGACTGCCTTTCCTGTTTGCTTGGACACATTCCCCAACTCTGTCATTTGATTTTGAACAATTGACATCTGTTTTTGAAACTGCTCAATATTTGCTTGTACTAATACCTCAATGCTGTCTAATGTTGCCATTGGTTATGCCTCCCAAAATTATATTGTTTTTCTTGATGACTCTTTCAATCTCCTGTTGAGTCATTGGTTTCTTTTCAAAATCCCTTTCTCTTTCTGCCAAAAATGGTTTTCTTGGATATTTCTTTGGGTCATTGACTGCCAATGCAATATACTTTCCCAAATTGTAATTATTCACATCCATTTCTTTGGCTCTCATCTTTTCTTTTTCCAAATATACATCAATGTGCTTTCTGAACTGGTTTGGAGTTTCTGTCCAATAGGTTTCTAAATCCACTCCAATCGTGATGGCAACTCTTTCATTGTATTCCCACATTTCCCCAAAAAACTCTAAATGCTTTGCATCCCTTTGTTCATTTCCTCCCTTGTCTTTTTGAGGTCTATTTGCTTTGGTAAAAAACCTGCACCCTGCAACTTTTCCATGATGTACAGATATAATTCTGTGGTATCATGCCCCTCACTGAGATATTTCTCAATTTCCTTTTCTGCCTCGTCTTGATTGACTCCCAAACCTCTTTTAACAAATATGAGAATTGTTTTCATTGAAAACTCTGCCAACATATCCTGCATTGGTCTCTTTCCATCCATTTCAATCTCAAATACTGCTCTTGGTGTATATTTTAACTCCATCACTTTTTCCAAAAATATTAAATAAAGTTATAGGGGAGTGCCCCTCCCCCATTAACTATGCTGATGTTTCAACTGATGTATATACTGGCTGTCCTGATATTCTAATTGATGCTGTGAATCCCCTCACACCCTCAACTGTTGCCTCTCCCTCTTTGAATATCTTGACAAAACCATCAAACACCCATGTTGAACCACTGGCTGTCTCAACTGTCCACTCCTCAACTGACTGTGCCTCTGCAAGTGCCAACATTGTTTCCATTGCATCCTCACTCTTGATGATGCCCCCCAATGATACCTCACCTGCATCTTTGAACCCTGCAATATACTCTTTGTATCCACCTGTGCTGTCCAAAGTAGTCACATCAATCTCATCACTCTCCAATCCTATTTCACCAATACTGGTTAAATCTGCGACAATCAAGTCCTCTGATTCTGTGCCACTCATGGTCTTTGTGAGAATTGTTCCTAATGATTTCTCTGCTGACATGGTAATTATCCAATTAAATTAAATCTTGTTGTAATATGGGAGTACCCATTTGGGTCTGGTACATCACTTGAAAATACCAATCTGTAATTGTTTTCCAACATGGTGTCCACAACAGATGACAACAATGCACCTGTCCCTGAACTGGTATTGTCATAAATGTCTATGACAACCTCAATCCTTTGATACCCAATTTCTTTCCCCAACTCATATGTTGGAGTATTCTCTGCAATATAGAAAGTTATGCATGGCATCTCTTTCAAAATCTCTGGTCTCTGTTGATACACAACAGTGTCCCCAATACCTGAAAGTATGTCATATATATTCTGTTTTGGCTCGTACATGTTTCTATTTGCCCAAATTATTCAATTCTGTTTTCACATATTGTTTGAGACCTTGTTTAATCTCTTTCCTATGTTTGGCAAATGATGGATACATAAATGGCTGTGGTTGTCCTGAAACAACTAACCCACTCATGGATGAGGTGTCAATCCCATGCCTTTTTGCCCATTTCATGATTCCTGTGGCTTTCCCACTCTTGTCATAGAAAGGGACAAAATGTGCTTTGTTCTCACCACCCTCAACTCCTGAACTGCCAAACTCAACAAACTTGGCATAATCCGTTGCTGTCCACACTCTGCCTTTGACCATCTTGCCCTTGATTTCTGTATCTGCATGTATGGTTGCTTTCAAAAAACCTGTGTCATGTGGGACACTCTCCTTTGCTGTTCTTTGTATTGTTCTGGTTGCTCTCTCAATATAGGGTACAATGTCAATATTCTTTGCACCCTCAATTTGTTTGAGTACCTTTGTCAAATTAACAACTTTAATACTTGCTTTCATTTCTTTTTCTGTCCAAACAACATATTGTGAGAATCATATGGGATTGCTCTCACTATATTGAATATGTCCCCATCATACATGACCACATCCCCATTGGATATCTCCTCATGTGTTGAGATAACAATATCAATACTCTCCTCAATTCCATAGTCCTCTTGCATGTGTGCCAAATTGTCAAACCTCACATTTCCCATGAATGTCTCTATGCTTGGTGATTCTGCAACTCTTGTCCATCCCTCATTATCAACCTCTGTTGAGGTTGTATATTTGGTGATTTCTTTGTCATAGAATGTACCTGCAATCTGTGTTTGAAAATTGTTAGGTAGTTTCAACTATGGTTGGGATTCTAAAATTATCTAATATGGATTTGATGCCTGAGAATATCTCTGCATCTGACTTGCTTGTGAAATATGTTGCCAACCCATCTCCATATGATATGGACTGCCCATTGTCTGACATCTGTGTGACATTGCCTGTTGTTTCTGTGTTGCTGTTGACTTGTGTTCTGTATGCACCCACAATTGCAGATGCAATTGCTCTTTCCAATTCTGTTGGTATAGGCAGAATGGGTTGTTCAACACCATCTCTGTCCAAATAATAGTTTGAGTTGTAGTAATCTCCACTCAAAAAATCTTTGTACCCAACAACTAACTGCTGTCTGTTTGTGTATGCTAAAACTCTATCAATTACACCTGATACCATGAAATCCAACAGGTCATTGTCCACTAATGTACTATCAACAATTAAAACATATCCCTTTATTCTGTCAATTATGTCATCCATAATTTCAATGTTTCAATTATTTTACTATGCACTTGCTACCTCTGTTAGAGTGGCATATTTGATTAAATCACTCATTACTGCCTTTGTTCCATATGAGTAGAACAATTCAACTGCTACTGCATTGGATAATCCAATTCTTTCTGCCTGATATGGCTCTGCAACAACTGGTTGTGCTACTGCACCAACTACCATACAGATTGCATCTTTGCTCTGTCTGGTATTGCTGTAAATCTTGACATCATGAAATGTCTTGATATCAATCCCACCTGCAATTGGATTTGGTAATGTGTCAATGTAATTTCTCAATTCTCCATATATTGATGGAGTGACTGTTAAAACAATCATGTCTCTGCTAACACCATCAACATTGCTGTTGGATGTGGTTTCAACTGATTGAATCAACTCCTCAATCTTGTCCTCAATATCTGTTGAGGTAATAGTCTCCTCTGTTCCCTCTGATTCTGCCTCAGTGAAAAATGCTGTGTCTAATTCCCTAATCATTGCTAATGCATGATTGGATTTTCTCTTTTCTAAAATACCATCCACACCATAAAATAGTATATCTTTTGTTTCAATCTCCTCAATTATCTCTTTGTCTGTATCCAAGTTGATGGTGACCCCATTGCTTTTGACCTTGTCACCTGCACCACTTGTCCTTGCTGTTCCATATGCCTGAGATACTGCTGTCATCAATCTCCTAACCTCCACTGAACCACTTTCTGGGTCTCCTGATAGGTTGGTATTCTTGATGATATTTGAGATTGCACCTAATTGTATCATGTCAATGACCTCTGCATATGACTCCATCAGTTTATCTGATGTTGTGCCATCTGAGAGGTATAATGATAATGCATCCTCTTTTGTCATTGTAGTTTGTATTCAAATTATATTTCTAAAATGCTCTCACAACCTTTTTGGGTTGTGGTTTCTCAGAATTATCAGAAATATCCTTTGGGGCTTTGCCTTTGAGTTGCTCTGCCACACTGTCTGCCACTGAATCATTATATTGTTTCACAAACACCTCTGCCTTTTCAATTGTCTTTTCTCTTTCTGGTGTGATTACATATTCAACCAAAATAGTAGGGACTTTTGATTTTGCAAACATTTCAACTGCATCCAATCTGTTTTCTCTAATTGCAACATCTTGTGCTTTTGCATCCAATTCTCTCTTGTATTTCTCTGATAACTCCTTTTCTCTCTCCTCTGCTGACATCTCTGCTGTTTTGAGTATTTCCTCTTGAACTTTCTCTATCTTTTTGTCAGTTTCTTTCTGCCACTTGCTTTCTGCTCGTGTCAATCTTTCTGACACAATCTTGTCAACATCTGATTGAGTAAATGATTTCCCCTCCTGCTTTGCCTCTTTTTCTGAAACAGATGGAGTGTCTATCTCGTGAGTATCCTTGTCCTTTGCCATTTGCAATTTGACTAAAATTATCCATACAACCCATGTCTGGTATATACATATAATATATCATATATGAAAAACTTGTCAAAATACTATTCTTGCTCTTGCTCCCCACCATCCTGTACCAACTCCCATTTCTGTGCCCACTCCTCTGGTGTTCCAACTAATTGTTCTCTCATAATCTCATCTCTTGGTCTGTTTCTCCTCTTTGCAATCTTTTCTGCCAACTTTTTGTCCTCCTCTGTTTCCAACTCAAAGGGTGATTCCCCACTGACCTGTCTCATCACTCCATCTGCCTTGTTTCTGATTTCTGCTCTTGGGACACCCTGAACATATCCCTCCCATTCCATGTCCTTGATATATATCTTGGGCAAATCCTCTATGTCCTTTGTTATAGGAGATTCATTTCCCACTCTTTGTTTTTTTGTTTTGTCTTTTGCCATATTTTGTTGACATAATTATACACCAAAGGGGCTTGTTTCTCCATTTCCTTTGGACTTTCCATATACCATGCAAATGCATCTGCAAACATCTCATGATGCTTTTCTGCATACTCTGTTCTCCAATCAGTCATTACAGGGTAAACAAAACTCTCTCCATTATTCTTGACTGTCCTCAATTTCATGTCCCCATCCTTGAAATCATAATCACCATTGACTATCTTTAGAACCAACTCATTATCAATTGATGGGAGTCTGTTCCCCTTTTTGCGAATACTTGTAATAAAATTGTATTCAAAAACTGTCCTCATTCTTTTTTCTAAAATCTTTGTCAAATCATCTGTCCCCTTTTTGTATGCCTCCAAACCAATTGCTCTCCACTCTGGGGATTCTGAATATACACTCCCACTTGCAATATTGTGCACCCCTGTGTTCCACTCTCCTGCCCTATGTTCTGACAAAAAGTCCTGCATGTCAACCAAATGTCCAATTTCATGATACAAAGAATGCATGACCCTTTCCTTTGGTATTTGGCAAAACAGTTTTTTGACATACTCATCTGGGATGTCTTTGAATATCTTGTGGGTGAAAATGTCTTTACTCAGTGCCATTGCCCAATCAGTCCCATTTTCCAATGCTTGTGTGTACACATCCCCCAACTCTTTTTTCATCTCCTCTGGCTTTATATCCCCATACCAATCAACAAGTTTGAGTTTAATATTTCTACTCTCTGGGGAGTATGAACCAAGTGATGTATCAACTGGTGAGTATGCTTTGAATGAGACACCTTTCCTTGTCAATAACTTTTGAATATCCTTTGACACTGGATATTGATACCTCTTGTCTCTAATGTCTTTGATATTCACCTTTGTCAACAGTTTCTTTTCATTTATCTTTTTCTTTCCCTCTGTTGCCTCCCATACACCTTTCAACTTTTCTTTTGGATAATATATTGGATTTGAGTAATTCCCTTTTTTGATTCCACTTTTGTCAAACCTCAAATCCCTTGCTTGCACTTTGAATAATTCAATGTCCTTGTATCCCCTTTGTTGCAAATTAAACTTGCTCAAAGAAACTGATTCTCCATATCCCAACCCCTGTGTGTTTTCTCCTCTTGGCTTGAACACCTCAATCTCTGTATATGGCTTGTATCTGAGTCTCCTGACAAAATCCTTGTACATATCTCTGGTCTCTAATTTCTGCAATCCCTCTACACCACTCTCTTGTTCCATTATCAATTCAACTGGGTCTGTCAAATCAAAATCCTTTATAGACATTTTTGTCAATTGGGGCAACTTTTCAATCTCTTGGGCTGGCTTGTCTCCCATCCAATTCTTGAACTCTTTTTTGACAAAACTCTCTGCTGTTTTGGACTTGGACACTTTTTTGAGGAGAATCTCCATGTCCTCTGACTTTCTCCACTTTTCTTTTCTTTCCTTTTTGATATATTTCAACCCCTCATCAACCAATTTTTCTGCAACTTTATATGATGGGTCATTCCTGTTTTTCCAAACCTCTTTCAATCTTTCTGTTGGTAAATACCTGAATTGGTTGATATCATGCCCTGTCAATTTCACATCCTGCACTGCCACCTCAAACTCCTCCAAAAAACCATGTTCCTGTTGTCTGGCATATCTTTCTGAAAGTGAAATCATGTCTCCAAAATGCAACTGTGGTTCTCTATTTTCCTGATTCAATCTGTAAACTGTAATCATTTTCTTGGGCTTTCCTCTAACCTCCAACAGGGTTTTGTATGTTTCCTCCTCTGCCAAGTTTTTGACCCAAACTGGTTTCTCCTCATAAAATCTTTCTGGCAGATAGTCCTTTAACCTGATAATGCCCTCATTCTTTTCAATTTTTTCCTCTCCTGTTGTTATATATTCTTGATATTTTTCTTTTCTGCTCAAATTGTCAATGCTGACTCCCTCCATAGACTGAATTGCATCAACATTTCTCCCAATCTGTTTGTGGTACACATCCAACACAAACTCATATGCATTCTCGTATTCCTTTGCCTTTTTTGTTAGTTTCTCAACCTCATGCAACTGTACCAATGGTCTCAATTCTGCTGTTTTCACTTTGAACCTCTCAACTGGTTTCAATTCTGCTGAAAATCCTTTGACATTGTCTGACAATTTCTGTTTGTAATCATTTGGTACATCCTTTGGCATTGCTTGTATTTTGATGTGCTTGTACTTGAATGACTCATCCCCAACCTGTGCTTTCTCATCACTAATCTCTAGCACCATGAACTTGCTGTCCCTATCAAACAACACTTGGTCTTTGTCCAATATATTTGTATGTCTGCCATCATAAAACTGCCCACTGGTCATCACCCTTGAACCCTTTGGTGTGACAATCTCCAAAATGCCAACCTTTTTGCCATCTACAACTGCATTTTTGAACAGATAATCCTCAACATTTTGTTTTGTTGGAGATGCAAACATAAATGAATTGTCTGCATACTCACCTCCCACCTTGAAATTATCTATATTGAAATTGTGACTGAATGAAACCCCTCTGAAAAATGTCATATCCTCTTTGTTCTGTGCTTTCTCAAATGCCCTGTCATACTCCTCTATCATTTTTTTGATATCTTTCTCTGGCATTGGGTCTGCCCTTGACCAATATTCTTTTGCCTTTCTTTTGACTGCATCATACCCACCCATGATATATGCATTTGCCTCGTTGATGGTTGCCCTGTCTTGTCCAAAATGCCACCACCTCTCTGGGACTTGGGTTTCTGTAAACAGTTGATTTCTGGGTTCTGCTATTCCAAACATTTCCCCAAGTATATTGTCAATGTTCTCTTGATATGCATTCTCTGTCAAATCATCATTCTCAAACCTCATTTTGTTATTGAGAATCTTTGCATATGTCATCATTATCTCTCCATGTGGATACCTTTCTATCTTGTCACTGTTCATTACATAGTCATGTATGGCATGTGGTTTCTCATCAAAATCCCTCTTGATGTGAAAATCTTGGTATGTGCTTTCTACTAAATCAATCTCCTCTTTAGTCAACATTGACCTTGTCATATCCCCCATCAACTCCTCCCATGTCTTGGTTTCTACTGGTTGAATCTTTTTTGAATCAAACCTGTACATGTCATAGTATCTTTGTTCCAATTTCTCCTGTTCTGGCAATAGAAACTGCAACTGAATGACTGGGTATCCCTCTTTGCTCATGTATATTCTTTTGACCTCATACTGGGTATTTCTTGCCAATAGCACTTGGTCATTTTCATAATAGAATTGTCCCACTGTGAGTGCTTTTGAACCCTTTGGTAAATATATTTCCAACATAGCAACATCACCCTCACTACTTGTGTATCCCTTTGCTAATGATTCTCTTTCTGTTGTGAACCAATAGTCTGTGGTTGACTGAACACTCCCAACCTTGAAATTGTCAATCGTGTAATTCTCGTTGAAAGAAACCCCTCTGTACAGTTTCATGTTTTCCTGTGTCTTGCTTTGGTCAAATGCTTTATCATACCTTGCAACTATCTCATTGAACTTTTGTTCATTGTACATATCACTATGTGCTTTTTTGAATCCACTCCTGAGTATCCTATTGATGTTATTCACATCAACTTTGTTTCCAAAGTGCCACCATTCTTTTGGCAAACCCTCTCCAAAGAATAATCTCTCTCTTGCCCCTTTGAATTGCATCAGTTGAGTCAAAAAGTCCACACCAAGTCTCTCCTCCCATCCTGCCTCCACTCTCTTTTCACTCTTTCCCCTGTAAATCCTACTGAGATATGTGTATGTCTCTGCCATCATGGATATATATTCACTCCCTTTTCCCTCTTTCTTGTATTTCTCTATTTCTATTTTGACAGGATTGAATTGCATACTCAAATATGTATCATTTCCCCATTTTTCTTTTCCTGTTGTTCTGACCAACAGACCCCAATCTTTCTCTGTGAGAATGTCTTTTGCAATGCTTTTGGATAACTCTGCATAATTGATGACTTTGAGTAATGGCTGTTTGCCTCCCAAATAGGTTTGGTCTGCCCACATTGTTCTCATATCCACTGCATTGTTTTGTGCCAACAGTTTCCTCATTATCTCTCTGATTGATAGTGCTGATTTGGTGTTCTTTTCCAAAAACTCAAACTGCTCTTTATTAACTGCATACACCTGTGGGAGTAGTTTCAATTCCTGAAATGCATACACCATCTGGGCTGTTTCATTGTCATACACACTTGTGATATGGTCTCTGTCTAATATAATGCTATATGCATTTTTGGGAGATTTTGCATTCAAAATATTTTTCTTGTATATTTCAATCCTCTTTCTAACTGGTTTGAACTTTGGGTTGATACTAGCAAAATATTCCTTGAATGATTTGTAATCTGTGATTGATTCCATACCATCTGTGACTATTGGCTTTGGCTTTGGCTTTGTGGGTCTTGGCTTTGGAGGAGGGGATGCTGTCACCAAAATATGATTCCCTGCCAATACATCATTTGATTTCCATATCTTTTCACTGCCAATCTCATCTTTATACATAGGGTATGTGGTTGACCTGCAATGTGGATGCAATGGAGGGTAATTGACACCAACAATGGCATCCTCAACTGCAAATATCATGCCCCCCAACCCCCCCTGACTTGGGTCACACCAATGGGATGTCCTCCCATCTAAAATTGCATCAAACCTGTAATATGGGATGTTCTCATCCTTGTATGATTGCAACTCTGCCTGATTGTTGAAATAATTTGCCTCTGTCCTGATTAACCTCATCATTTCATACTCTGTCACATCAAACCTTTCACTAACCTCATTTGCCATCCTCTGTTGGGAGTATCCTATCAACAACCCTGTCCCCAATGTATCCATGAGTTTTTTTCCCAACCTTGATGTGTTGCCCCATATCCTGTGTGAGTAATTGCCCCCTGCCCATCTCTCTTTCAACAACTCTGTGAGGGTCTGTGTGGTAATTGTTTGAAATGGGGATGTTGTATCTCCTGCCAACCTCCTGATGTCATTGCCTGTCTCCTCATAACTCCTTTTGACCATTTCCTTGTATGCCTCTGTCTGTATCTCCTCTTGTTCCTTTGCCAATTTCTCAACCTCCCAATACACCTGTTGTTTGAATGCCTCCAACCTTGTGAGTTTCTCCAAAAACTCCCTGTTGTATATATCCCCAACATCCAATCCAACCTCTTTGAGGACACTGTGCATGTGACTGATAAACTTGTTCCTATCAACCCCTGATAATACTCTGGTCAATTCCAATACATCCAAACCTACCTCATTTGAATATTGTACATATAACTCATTGATTTGTGTGTTGAGGTCTTTGAGTGCCTTTTTGAATATGGGCAATGTTCTCTCAATTGCCTCTTGCCCTATTGCCTCATTCTCAGTCAACCTGTTGACACTCCTCCCTCTCCAATAGTTTGACATCACCCTCAACCCTGCCACCCATCTGGCTTTCTGTTGGATGTCCATGTTCTATGTTGTCAAATTACAATGTCTCACTAATTTGTGCCTCACCAAACTGTCTGGCAACAAACTTTTGTTTTTCTCTGTCCTCTGCCTTGTTTTTCTCCACCACCTCTGATGGATTCCCAATAAATGATAGTCTCTCAACCAATGTCTCATCATCAATGTATGGTGACAGATTTGAAATCATCTGGGATATCTCCAAATCATTTTGTGGCAGATTTCTCTTGAACACCACATCCACCTCATACAATGGGATTTCAACACTCTTTTTGATGTTTATCAAATAGTTGTTATATAACTCAAACCTCTCCAACAAACCCTTTTCAAAATACCTCTCTTTGTTGGTCACATTCTGTTCAAACAATAGCAATTTGTACTTGATAGCAACCCCACTGGCATTGCCAATAAACTGCTCATCACTCATGTTTGGTGTCATGGATATCTTGTGGATATCATTCTCCAAAGTCTTTCTCAATATATCAACCTGACCCTCATCCATTTGCTTTATGAGATAGTCAACTTTTGAGTTGATTGGTAATCCAAACAATGTCCTGTCTGTGAGTAATTCTGACATTTGAGGTTTCTCTAACTTGACCCCATACCCAACCAAAATTGCCTCAACCAACTGCTCTTTGTCATTGATTCTGTCTGATTGCAACAGATTGTATGCATCAATGAGAGATACCACCTGTTCAAAATCACCCTGTATCTCACTGTTGTTTCTATATTCAATGATAGGGACTTTCTCAAACAAATGTTTTTCTGGCTCTGAATCAATCACAATCTTTTTGTCCACTGCACACTCATACTTGGACTCATTATCATATACAATAATGTTCTCAAACTCATCTTTTTGTTTCCCTAGTTTGTAAATGATTCCAAACATTTTTTTGTGTTCTACTGTGTCATCATATACACAAATACAATTCCTGACATCTATGTCCTTTGACTTGACCTCATTCTCTATGTTGTAAATCAATTCATACTGTTTCCCAAATATGGATACATCTTTGGCAATCTCATGGTCTGTGTCTGATATAGTCTGCCTTTTGTACTCATCCATGATTGGGGCAATGTCATATTTCTCATCTGCAACTGTGTATGATGGTGTTGACCCTAGCAAATACCCCACATTGGTGTCTGTAATGAACTTGGCATGATTAACCACAATCCTGCTGTTCTTGGCTGTTGGGGGTTTCTTTCTTTTGAGTATTGGATGCTCTCCTCTGTAATAGTTTTCTAATGTATCAAACCTGCTCCTGTCCTTTTCATTATACTTGATGGCATCCTCAATCAATTCAACTGACAGTGACTTTTCCTCTGGTACTGTAAACATATGTATTTTTGATTCAAAAATTATATTTATATAATATCACAAACCTACAAACCAAATCTTTCTTTGTTGAATATCTGAATCTCTGGTTGCTTTCCTAATAACATCATCACACTATATCTCCCTGCATCAATACAGTGATTGAATGCATCCACTGGCTTGTTGAGTATCTTTCCAACCCTGTCCTCTGCCCATTTGTATCTCCTCAACTCCATTTCCATATTATCACTCTTTCTTGTGATATGCATCTTGTATGATTTCATTATATCAATTCCATAGTTGATTGAATCTGAACCCTTGTCCACACCCCTGATATTGAAACCATGTCTCCTAATCTCCTCAATACTCTTTGGCTCACTACTGTCTGCATAAATATCTGTGTATCCATTCACATCCAAGTCTTTCATTCTCTGGGCAATGTCACTGTTTAACATTCCTGTTTCATATATCAACTCATTGAAATATATCTCATTGTTGTATTTGTATAATTCAACCAATGCTGTTGGGTCATTGGTATATCCAAAGTCCAATCCCATTCCAAGCAATTTGGCATCCTCTGGTATGGTCTCCACAATATCCCAACTGTTAAATATAGTCCCCTGTAATCTTGCCTTGTTTCCTAGTCCATACACCTGCCACATAAACTCATCTGCTGTACCCTGTGCAATATTGTTCTCTGTTGGCTCATAGGATTTGATTTTTGTCCTGATGCTCTCTGGTAAAAATGGATTGTCCAACATGGTTGACTTGATAGTTGTCACATCTGGTCTTTTCTGTAAATCAAACACCCAATGCATATCATCATATGGATTGTAGTCCAATATCCCTCCAATCTTTGTTCTCATTTCCAACTGGTCAAAATGTTTCTTTGCAATCTCCATTGCCTCGTTGCCCCAAAACCAATCTTGTGTCCTCCCATGTAATTTCTCTGCATAGTCTAATCCATAGAATGCAAACTCACTCCCATTGATGTAATAGGTCTGTTCTGGTCTGTTGATGTTGACATCTGGCAATACATCCAACTCCATCAGTTTGACAATTTCCTGAAAATCTTTGAGTAGGGTACTTTTAATCCATGTGAGTTTATCTCTCACAATAGTGACAGTGATACACTCTCCTGCAATTGCCTTTCCTAAAAAAAACTGAAATATACTCCATGTCTTGGATGACCTTGACCCACCCTCATGCAATATTATCTTGTATTTCTTGGATGCCTCAACTGTCTTTTCATAAACTCCTGTGACTTTAACTGTCTTTATCATCTTTTGGTTTGACTATCTCAAATGAATATCCTGATATAGACTTTCCCTCACTTGTGACATCCAACCCCTGTTTTGGTCTTGGCAATCTGAAATCCCATGCCAATCTCAACAATAATGCAAAATCTCTGTTTGATATGGTTGGGTCTGCCAATTTGTCTTTGAGTCTCTTGTAGTCTGCAACCACATCCTCCTCATCATATGCAACCAACAACATCTCTTTTGAAAAACTTTCAATCACTGATTCCTTTCCTGTTTTGCCCTGACTATCTGCTTGTGATTCTGTTAGTATCAGTCCCATAATAATTGCTGTTTATAGGTTAAATATATCAATATCCCCTACTCTCAATTGTATATACCATATTTTGGGATATTTGACCAAAAACATTGTGTTTTCAATACAAACTCCCCTCCCCTACTCTACTCTATCCCCTGTTGTAGTTTTGTATACAGTTATGTAATTATATCACAAATGGTATCAAACTGATTTGGATGGGGATGGACTTGCACCATCAGAAACCTTTGTGGGCTTGTGAGGTAAATGAACACCTACTGTTTCCGTTGTGATAACAGTACCCTGATTTCTCGCCTAATGTACCCACCCACAATGTGCTATTTTTCTTGATTCTTTTCTTTCTTTAGCAATTTTCTCTCTATGTGCTTGATACTTTATCATTTCCTATATATTAACAAACTATTTTCTAAACCACCCAACCACTTTATGCCATAGGGATTTTTTCCCTTGTGGCTTTTTGGCTACTTTCTTTTTGGACTTTCCCATCTGTTGCCTTTCCTAAAATTAACTCGTACTCTCTGCCAAACATCATAATGTAATATTTTCCATCAATCTTGTATGGTATGATTTTCCCTGTTTTCATTATACAACTTTTTCAATTTTGATTATATCAACAAACCCCTTTTCCATTAAAAGTCTGGCTCTTTCTACTGTCACCTCAAAGTCCATTCCAATTGTCATCAATTGATTTCTTTCCAAATCATTGTATTTTTTTCTAACCCTGAGTGTCACCATTCTATTTTGTACAGATAAAAGTTAGTCTCTCAAATGGATATGACTTGTCCAATGGCATACCACTCTCCATCACTCTCACATGATACCCTTTTGACAACATCAAATCCAAATACCACTGTCTTGTCCTGACCCTATATTCTGAATATTCTTTCTCTCCTGTTGGGCATTCAAATATAATGTCTCCCTTGCAACTATCAATCACATTCTTGACTGCCTTGTTTGGCATATGGTGAAACAATCCCAATGCAACCACTACATTTGTCTCTGAAAACATCTTTGTGCCAACCTCTGCATCTAATAAATGAAATGATAGTGACATCTCTGGGTGTCTAATCTTTGCCTCTTTGATGTATGCCTCATCTGTGTCCACTCCATCATACTCAATTGCCCCTCTGTCCATTACATACTTTCCAACATCTCCCAAATTGCACCCCAAGTCCAACACCCTTTTGTCTTTCCAATTATAGTCAATCATGTCTAATTTCATATCCACTGGATATCTGTCCTGATACCAAAACCCATTCTCATCAAATACCAACACATCTGCCCTCTTGTATCCTAATGCATACAGTATTGCCAACCTATGGTGACCATCCACAATCAATATCTTTCCATCCCTTTGCACCCCTGTGATTGCCCCATATGGTAATCCCTCCTGCATTTCATAGTCCCATTCTGGTCTGTAATCATGTGCAATGGATTTCACCAACTGCCTGAATTGGTCAAACCTTGCTTTGGCATCCCTCTTTGTCACTATTGAACCAAACACCTTTCCATACTTTCTCAAATTATCCATGATGCCCTGATAATACAAGGAGTTTTCAATCTTTGGCTCATCTCTGATTTCCTGTTGCACCTGTGCAATGTAATCCATATCCACAATCTTGATGTTGTGAAAGAAATATGAGTGCATGTCCTCTATGTTATGTCTTTCTATTCCTAGTCTTTTCATTTCTTTTTTTCAATAATTTTAACCCAATCTTTCACTGTGGACAATGGTTTGTATTCAAACTTTGGTATCTCTTTGAGTATCTTTTTGATTTTGTACTTGGACAATTTCATGTCCATTGGCAATATATACCCATTGACCCCATTATCAATCAACTCATCCACACCCAACCAATCTGTCACCAAACAGGGTACTCCTAATTTGAGTGACTCCAATACAGAATATGGACAACCCTCAAAGTTTGAAAATAGACAACTGTATGTGGCATTCTCCAATCCCACTGTGATGTCTGGTTTGTATCCTACAAAATGAACCTGTGGGAGATGTCTGAACTTTCTCTGCCAATCCTCAAAATACTTGGGAGAAACACTGTTGTCCCCATACACTGTCCAAACATATCTCACATTTGCATCATTGAGTGCCTCTGCAAATAATATCATCCTGTCAAATCCCTTTTCTGGGCTGACTCTACTGTTTGTCACAAATCTCAAAACCTCTCTGTCATCTGTACCAAAATCATCATCAATCAAATTGTATATCACCTTTGCCTTGATTTTCTCTCTCCTCTCAATAACCTTTTTTGCATGTTTGCTCACTGCTATGTACTCAACCTGACCCTTGTTTCTCAAATCTAACTTGTATTTGTCATAGTCACTATGAACCCACTGCAAATATCTGCCTGCCTTGATAGTCTTGGGCATATAATGATTGGATGCTATCAATAGGACATCCTCTTTGAATTGACCCTCTTTATGGTCTGGGAGTAATTTCACCACATCACCAATCTGTGCATACTTGAATAAACTTTCCCAACTCTCACAACCTGCAAAATACACTGTGACTTTGTATCCTACCTTGTCCATTGCTTTGCCCAAATTAAACACTGCTGATTCAATGCCCCCAACTCTTGGTATCCACTCATGATATATCCCAAATGTTTTCACTTTTTGATTTGCCATTTTTTGTTTCCCTTTTTCTTTGGTCTGTATTTACTATCTAATCTCCTGAGATAACCATTGTCATATGCCCAAGTGCTTGGCAATCCAAATGCTGTTGGATTATGTATTTTCTGATGACATGCATCTGGGTATAATACATTTGTTTTCCCATTACTACAAACCCAAATCACCTCCCCTGTATTTTTCCTGCCATCTATATGGTGCTGACACAACCATCTCATTCTGTCACACACCTCACACTTGCCCCTTTTCCATGCTTTGCCCTTGCTGTATGTTGATATCCTCATCTGCTATATTGTACCATTTTCTGAGTTTCCTAACATCTTGATTTCCCACTGTAAATGCAATCTGTGGGAGTTTTACTCTCCCATCACAAACATGTGTCTGGGCTGTATATCTTTCCAATATATCATGAGATGACATGTATCCTATTGGATACCAAACATTATACTCATGGTCTTGAAACACTCCCCAAAATACATAGTCACATATTCCCAACTCATGTGCCTGTTTCTCTAAAAACAAACATCTGCCATATAGGTCATCATTATCCAATTCATTCCTAATCAGTTTCTCAAAATAGGGACTGGGGACTGAATATGTTTTGATTTCCATTATCTTTCCTTTGTTGGTGATTGCATCAATGTCTGGTTTGTTCTCTATCTTTCTGCTCTCCCAATCAATATCCATCATCTCACAAAATGCAATCTCCCCTAGTGATGCCATGAAAATACTTTCTTTCTTGCTGATTCTTTTCTGAGTAAAATGCTGTGTGATTCTGGGTGCTTTGATGTCTGTCCACTCTTTTGCTTTCACACTCATTTTTTTTGTTATTTCTATTCCTGCCACATTACAATCTATCATACGATTGTTATTTTGTGAACAGTGATTGTACCTTTGTGATTATTTTGGATTTCCAACCATCAGAACATATCTCCTCATCATCCAACTCATACACCCATTTGATAAACTCAATCAATTGGTCTTTGTTGTCCATTTTCTTTTGAGATACTCTCTTTCTCTTTCTTGTGACTTTTCTGGGCTTTCTCTTTTTTGGCTCTGGTTTAATGTTTGGATGTG